TTAGTCAATAGGATGGGTGGTTCTTAGTGATAACATAAATGGTGAATTGATAATTTAAAGAAAGTGTTGACAAAGGTGTGCACATGTGCTATACTTAAATCATCAAAGAGATGTAGCAAATCAAAAGGAGGAAATAAAGATGACAGTAAAAGAATTGTATATGGTATGTAATAATTTATATGATAATACCCCGGTTAAGATGGTTAATGCCAGTGGGGAGATTGACCGCATGTATATGAGAGATTTTATAAAACGTTATGAAAGTTACGAAGTAGAATGGTTCGATTTATTGCAAAATGGCATGTGTATTATTGAGGTGAGATTATGACAGTAAGAGATTTATTATACGCGTGCGGTAACGTCGATAAGAAAACGCTTATTACGGTAATACAGGCAACAGGAAAAGAGCTTGTTTCACAGAAAAAGGTATCACTTTTTTACGAATTACCGGAGTCAGAAAGTATATTAAAAAAGGAAGTTGATTACTTTAAGATATTTTCTCATGCTATTGTTATATTGCTATAAGGAGATGATTAAACAATGAAAGATTTCTTGATCACATGTTTTATATTAGATTTATTTGTAATCTTAATGTTAATAATATATGTATTTGCATAATAAAGGAGGGCTTTAGCCCTCCTTATACTGTATCAGTGTTTTCAAGCGGCACGGGTAATTCAAGCATAATAATTTGAGCATCTACACTTGCAACTGCTTTGTCACTATAAACAAAAAATAACCCACCAGAAATAGTGTGCCCGTTTAGAATTTTTACGCATATAGTAAGATTACCTCCAGTATGAGTAATACTACTTGCGTGTGACGTCTCGAATGTTTCAAAACCTAGAGTAGTGTTAGAACTAGTATCTATAATTCTAATGTTAAAAGTTCCTACAAAATTAGCGGGTATAATTATCTGAAAGTTAATTAAAGCATAACAAGTATGGTCTGTAGTAAAATTTACTGGAGTATACCATTGCCCCCCTGCAGGAGAGGTAATCTTAGCATTATTGAATCTATAATTTGGATTACCATCGAATTTAGTATTTCCATACACATTAAGCTTATTAAAAGTAGTAGGATATGTAAACTCCCTGTATACATTATCATGTACCCTACTTTTCAAATTATCAGTACTGTAAACCGCACATCTGATAGTAGACGCTTTGTTATTATAAATATCGTTTCCGCCACTTCGAATTATGCTACTATTATGAGTGTGAGAAACAAAAAGATCGTAGTTTTCCTGGTCTAACCTCGCATTACCATCACAGATATTATCATGAAAATTACATTTATAATTATCGTAATCAGTATACAATCCAGTATATCCGTTTCCTTTGATAATATTATTACTTATATCGGAAAATTCACCATTTACAGCGATTCCATGCGAAGCGAATCCAATAACATTATTTCCACTGATAATATTATTGCTACACTGTTGTCCTTTAAGTGTTCCAATCGAGATACCACGTCCAAGGGTTGTATCGCTTATTTTGTCGGTATAATTATCAACATTGCCGTAGAAAGTGTTATTTGTAATTTTTACATTATCAATAATATGGCTGGTAAGATATGCAAAACCACTCATACAATTTTCAGCAATATTATTATCAATAATACTAAACCGCAAATACTCAAACTTAAATGCTGTTTTAACATTATTGAAATGACACCCATGAATATTTATATATTCAATCGGCGCAGAATTAGCTCCATTATGATTGCCAATTCCCGCATCACTTAAACCTAGTGTCTCATATCCATACTTCTCTGGGTGTGAAAAATTACAATTACTAATTTCTACATTAGTACACGGTGTATTATCATACGGCCCGAACCACGGAAAAACCGTTGTTTGAGTAGCAACGTCCAACTGCAACATTTCAGTCTTGAAAGTAGCGGTTCCTGTAAAATTGCAATTCTCAATTAGCACCCTTCTACAACTGTTGATTTCTACCAGATGCCAATTCTGCTGTTCATGAGTATCTGAGTTGCTAGCAAAATCACAGTTGATAATTCGAATATCACTACAATGACCAAACGCAACAATCGTTTGCGTCATATTCAAACCTCTAAACCACAATCCATCGATAGTGATATGACTATTAGCATTATAACCTCCAGCGGTTCCATCAGAATCATTGATGAACATATTATTGCTATCTCTGTTCTGAATTAGTGCCCGATAACCATATACATAGGTATTAGATTTAATTTTAATGCTATCACTGATAAGATAATTACCTTTCGGAAAATAAATAAAAGCGTCCTGTACAGCGAAAGCTTTTTTCAGAGCTTCCGTGCAATCAGTGTTAGCCGTATTATCTGCTCCGAAATCGGTAACAACATTAACAAAATTCGATATTTTGCTATTTATTTTACTAACAGCACTATTAACAGCTGTAAATTTATTATCAACTTGCAAGAAATTATTGTCGACTTCTTCGAATTCTTTTTCCATTTTATTTAAAAGTTGATTATACCGTGCGATTGTTTCTGCTCTGCCCTCGGTATCTTTTACATTAACTATCTTATCTAAAATTTTAAATTTACTTACATCGCTCATTAGCTATACCTCCTATTTTGTTCCGTTCTCCAAAACAATAGTTTCGGTTGCTTCGTCGTAAATAGCATTTATCATTAAATCATTAAACTTTTTATCAATGTAGTTCTGAATTGGTTCACTGAAGTTACCGTTAATAAAATCAACAATTTCATTCATTTTATTTGTAAGTTTGCACAGCTGTTCATAATAACTTAAACTATCATCATAACTTACCGGTAATATTTTTGCGCAACAAGGAATGAAAACTTTATCCATATTTGTACCTCCTACCATAACTGCATAAATAATGGTTTCAATTCATCAATTATCATTTTATCAATATTGATAATTGACTTTCTAAATTCAACTAATAACTGTCCATAGTTTTCGCTGTTATTCTTTCCCATCACTTTTTCCGTCCATGTTTCGGTTGTTTCTGATTTACCAGTTTCAGAAGCGTTTGTTGTTCCATTTTCGCTTGTATTTGAACGGCTAGTTCCCTCATTTACAGTAGTACCCTTATTCAAATTTTCATTCGTATATGTTCCATTTAGCGAACTTGTAGAATTTTCATCTGATGAATTAGTTGTTGTGCCAGTTCGTGAAATCATTCGAATATCAGTCAAATAATTTCCGGATTCAATTCCTTTAACACCTCCTTGCGGTGTATCATTGAATTTATTTGTTTCAGCGAAAGTATCATTATTACTAATTTCTGAATTAGTATTTCCTTTGCTGGTGCTCTCTGTTTTTGATGAATCTTTAACAGTGTAATCATCTGTTTTAGTATTTTTGTTATAATTTGACACATCGTTCCATTTTTGGTTATTTCCCGTTGTTGTTTTGCTATCATTTCCCGTTACTGTTTTTGTGAATGTAGTAGTCATATCTGTGTTGTACAGGGGATTAAATTCATAAATAGTTGTTTTATACAATTGGTTGTACATTGGCATAATTTCGCATAACGTTGAGTCAAGCCACAACTGCCATAAACCAACGGTTTCTGCACAAATTTCTCGTGTATAATAAGACCTTAAGATTTTTTCACAGAGAATCTTTCTATAGCTTTCATCGAAAATTTCCCAGTTAGTTGTGAAGATTTTATCCCAAGACTTGTCAAGAACAGAATTGATATTATTGAATCCGACGCTTTCTTGTAGTCCTGCTTTTTGCTCGCAGATATATCTTACTTCTGTTGTGTACTTACTCATTGTCTTCACCTCCTAAAGCAGGAGTATCTAAACCTAAGTCTACTTGCCCGAGTTCATCAATTTCATCTCTTATAGCCACCTCGATATTTGTCCCGAACATAGCATTGATTTTTTCTACCGCATGTTGCCGTTCAGATAAGCGTGAGTATCTATTTGCGAGAGTTCCGCCAAGACCTCTTAGAACCTCATCTTTAATCAGGCGTTCTTTTTTCATAACGTTTGCAGATGGAATACCTAAATATGTGAGAGCTTCGTTCCACAAGTTTGTTTTTAAATCATAAATTTTGTCGCATACAAAAGGTGCGTCTGTTTTTAAACAAATAACAGAATTTTCATCAAAGGACTTGTCAGCAAATATTACAGGACTATTTCCATCCATTTCTTTAAAGGCGTTCAGTAGTGTTAATCTTAGTTTTTGATCGCATTTTAGCAAAACAGGTGTTTTTTGAGCGTTGGCATTCACATCAATGATTCTGTCTAAATTGTAAAGTCTCTGTGCAAATAATTCAATAACCGGAAAAGTCGGAGTCCTGTCCATGTTATTCCATATAATAACACTATCGGTATCATATAATGATTTACGATAATTATTATACTTAGAATATGCTACGCGTCTAACAGGTTCGCCATAAACGTTAAAATTTCCATTACATACTACGTCTAAAGCAAGGTTTCCAACCACTTCGTCGTTGAAATATACTGCGCCTGCGCTATAAAACAGTGCTTGCTCAATATAGCGGCTATCAATAGTCGAAGGTATTTTTTTCCATTCAAACATACTAATAGAAATCTGCCGTAGAATAGAAAGATACTGTCCGTATGATCGCATATTAAGATTTAATGAGTCACTAAAGTAACTTTTCTTTTTGCTCAAAATATCACCTCCTTACGACGGGCTATTATCAAGGTCATAGTTTCCAATTTCCGTGTGTTTTTTCCAGAACCTACAGCCAGAGTTGAAAATATTTTCGATTTTTCTTGCGTCGTCAGACGGTAAATTTCCCTCCACTATGCAATCTGTAGTTTTTACATACGTCCAATGCGGCCTTGCATTCATGTTGGGAGTAGCAGTTTGCCTTACGGCATATCCAAAAGCTGAAAAATAATCATCAATTACTTTCGCGTATGCTTTCGTAATACATTTTTCATAGATTCTGAAACCTTTCTGCTTTGTGGCAAGCAGGAAATCACTTTCCTGTGTCCCCTGATTTCTTGTTCCCATTTCAACAGGTACAGTATTAACAGTTAATAAATCAACTACTTTTCCTATGCTGCTACTAATACCACCCATAATTGCGCCGCCGATTGCACCGAGGATACCTCCGCCCGCTCCTGCGGCTCCGCCACTGATTGCACCCTTCGTGAAACTGTTGAACAGGCTGTTCGGTGCGGATGTATTTTGCTGTGCAGTATAGGCGCGGTATGTATCAATGTTGTAAGCGCATAAAGGGAAGCTTGACAAGCTAACTCGTTCGTCAATCTCCAACTGCCCATTTCCTGACATAGACTGAACCTTATAATTGATTGGCATAAAAAGAGCCTGTGTTGATGCCCCAAAGGCCGCCTGCTCTGTGAAACTATATGTTCCGCTACTTGCGTTTCCGGGTACAGTATTGAAGCACTCATACTTATAATCTTTTTTGTCACCCTCTCCATTGCTTACTTCGGCGTATTTGTACGGATAACAGAATAATTTATTATTTTTGGGAACGTAACCATCAAGAGTGTTATAGGGTTTATTATTTGTATGTGTTTCTTTGTATCTGTCCTCAATCGGAGTTCCGCCAGGAACAACGTATTTTGCCGGAAGTGAATATATTTTAACAATATTGTCTGCTTTATTTTTATCAATTAGATCATTGATATAATTATTTGCGGATTCTGCCGTTACAAAAACAGAAATATTGCATCCGCTATAAACTCCACCAGCAATACCTCCGCCAGAACCGCCCGATTCTGCCGCTGCCACTATAACGATAGGATTAAATGACGTTGTTCCGGTAAGAGTGTAATCATGAATACCTTCGATAACATGTTCGCCAAAGTTTATTCCCTCATCAAGAATATTAACTCCGATTGAATCATCCGTCACATGCTGTCGCTCAACAAAGCACTGTTTTAATTGAAAAGCCCCCATCCATGTAGTGAGATAGTCAATTTCAAAATGGATTTCCGTCATACCGTTTGATCGGTATTCAATGCCAGTGATAAATGCATAAAACCATTTATTTTCATACGATGTATTTTTGTATCGTAAATATCCTGCCGAAAGGATATTAGCAATCGGAGTTCCAATTTTGATGATGCCTTTTTGCTGTGATACATAAGAAAAGTCGGTTAAAGTCGCTATTTTCCCGATGCTTGAGAAATAAGAATCTTTAGCGGTTGTTGAACTAAAATATAATGCGTTATCATAATTACCAGATAAACCAATATCTGAAAATAATTCTATTGTACTGTTAGGAGTAATATACATATATTATCACACCTTTCTATATACGGATAACACTTTTCATCTTAAAAGATGGAAGAACAGGGTTATTTCTATCAATATCTTTCATTTAATATCTCCTTTTATAAAATTAGCGGGGATAATATCCCCGCTGGTTATTATCCAACTTTTTCGAGTACAATAATGTCTCCAACTTCGGCACTTGCATTGATTGTAGTAGAAGCTTTAGCATTATAAGTAGTTCCATTTACCGTGGCACTTAACACAAGATTAGTTTCCGCGGCACTTGTCGGAATCAGCAAAGCTCCGTATTTCTGCACACCTACACCAGCCTTGGTTGCCTGCTCTGTCTGAACTAACTGAACATTGTGAGGCGTTAACGTAGCTCTGTCTACCTGCGGTTCTAAACAAAGAACGGTAGCAGTTTCGGAAATAGATTTATCAACCACTTTGAACGTGATCTCAGCAGGAAGAGTCGTAGTAGCTGTATTCGCAACAAACACAATAGCGTTAGCAAACTGGGAAGAACTAATCGTTTTCCATGTATGGTAGAAGTAATTCCAATACAGACCGGACGCTACATATTTTTCAGTAAATTTGTTCATATTATCATAGCACTGAAACCAGTTTTCATCCAGCAATACTGCTTTTACATCTGCCATAAGTGTAAGCTCCTCGGTTGTTACTTCCTCGATGCCATCTGAATAATCGCGGATAACCTCAAAACGTTCATTATCAAACGTGGTAAAATCATCAATCAGGAAAAGGCTTCCCATGAAAGTAGCTTTATCCATGTTAAACGCGGCGGCTAACACTTCGACGTCATATTTTGCGTTGAAATCAGAGTCCATGAAAATGACCTGTCTCTCGCGAGGAGTATTGTTTCTAACAGATGCCGCGTTGTAAGTCGTTTTCGGAAACGTGATTGCGTTGGATTTTGAACGAAAAGCAGTTGCGTAATTTGACGTTTTAGAATCGTCAACTGATACAGGGTACATCTGCCCTTTGGCAACTGCTTTGATAATCAAATATTTGAACAGCAAAAACTCATCGTACTCGGCGGCAGTATAGACTGATTCTACAATTTTTGCGATTAAGTCAGTTACTCCCTGCTCGCTCAGAAAAGCTCTTCTCAAATCTTCGTCCTGAATAGTCACCGGATACATAACACGCCAGTTCATGATGTGAAACTGACTACGCACATCAGGAAGAGAACGCTTAAACTCTCTACCTTCTCCTTTATCAGGATCGTAGCCAACTACTTTTGCAATGCTTACAAAAATATCTTCGACCGTTTCTCCGAACTCCAGGTATCCTTTTTTCAGTCGTGAATACGGGTTGTTAAATGTTACGCTCTGCGCCCGCACTAATGCAATACGGTTTACCAGTGCATTTAAAAACTGATTTGCTAACGCCGGAGTGCCACAGATAATTTCTCCTACCTGAGGAATCTGTGTTGCTTTTTCTACTACAGGAACGTTCTGCTGATAATCATAACTGGCATTCTGCCTGATAACGTTTAAAATGTCAATCGTGCTCGCATTAAGAGTACTCTGTGCAATTCTCTTAGCCATAGTTATTTGACCTCACTTTCTACAGTAAATAAATCCTCAAATTTTGTCGGTGATTCATAATGCTCAATTTCGGGTTCGCTCTCAGGGCTATCATCTTCTTTTCCCTCAAACCGTTCCTTGTAACGTTTGCGCCACGAAGCGTCATTTTCTTCGTATTTTGTTTTCCAATCTTCCGTGTCTGAAAATGAATCAATAGTATCTGATAAATCCTCCAACAATGAAATATTATCGTCACTTAAATTTTCTCCAAAGCTTGCGGTAAGTCTTGCGACTAAATCTTCTTTTGTTGATACTGCCATTTTTATTAACTCCTTTCTTAAATAATCCTTCTCATGAAAAACCACAATGGCATACTTTTTCCTTTATTGCCGGGTGCTGGCCCGGGCGGCTCGGGTTCTACTCCTCCAGCCCACCAGTATACAAGCATTACGTTTGCATGTGCGGCACTTCCGGTGGGGTCTTGATAGAAATTTCCGGAGGTCTGCTTCCACGAAGAGGGACTCGCAGATTTATTATCGTAAATGAACTGATAATAATTTTGCGCGTATGCAATACGTTCAGTCAATTTATTTCCGGGAACACCTTCCCAGCATGCCAGAAATTCTTCTACCAGTAATGGTAAATTCGTGCTTGTTGATGACAAAAATTCAGATAAATTGTTATATCCCATCACTGAATTTGCCGCTGTCCAGTAATTTTCGTGCAGTACAAAATTTAACTGCCCATATAAATCTCCGTCAGAATATCCCTGACTAGTGACCCAGGTATGCAGATTATAACAACGGCCATACGGGGTTCCAACGTTAGTCCACTGTCCTAATCCAAAACCACCTATACCGTCATACTGGTATTCGTGATCCCACGTTGTAGGAATTAGAGACTCCCATATTCCCGGATTCATGCCGGATTCCCACGCCCAGCAACCGCACATGGCGGAAACGACGTAAGGACTGATTTTTCTTTCGTCTGGCATATCTATCACTCCTTGTATTTGTTCCAGATGGGAAGCAGATTATTCACACAATTCTGAATCTTTGTATAATCATATCCGGCTCTTTTTAACGCCTTTTTTCTATCTTCTCCGTTTCCATATGCTCCGTTGATAACCTCGATTGCAAGAGCAATCGTTTCTGGAATCCTAACAAAACTTGTATCAGCCATTGTTATCCTCATTTGAGATGTGAAAAATTGACAAAAGTTTTTCGGGTATAATGTCAGTAATTTTAGAAATATTTTCGATGATCGAAACAACTTCTGTAAGGCATACAAAACCTAAGACGATTGGAAGTAATTTAACTTCTAAAACAAAACCGACTTCGTTACCATATGTATCAATCATTAACGCTAAAAAATAACAGATTAAGAAACCAATTTTTTTAAAAATTCCATCCCGCAGTTTAGTTGATTGCAAATTTTTTGCTTTAACTGCGGCAATTAAACCGGTAACTAAATCTGTTAAATTAAAGAGTAATGCTACGCCGATACTATGCATGCATTCACCACCTTTACTTTTAATTGTATATGTGTTACAATATAAATATATCATAAATAAAAAAATATGTAAAGGAGTGTGTATTATGAATTTACAAAAATATAATCATTTTATATCAGATGATAAAATCCATTACAGCGGAAATTTATTGTTATCAAAAATGGATAAAAATGGAAATAAGCCAGAAACGTATATTTCGACGTCGAACCGTAGCGCAGGAAAAACAACATGGTTTGGGGGATACATTTTAAATAAATTTTTAACAAAAAATGAATTGTTTTGCATCTTAATGAGAAAAAAATATCAGCTTGAAAATGCAGTTTCTTTTATGGCGTATTTTCCAAGCGCGCTATCAGTTTACTATCCTGATTTAGAGATGAAAGAAGAAGTAGGAATCAAAGGAGTATTTAACAATATCTACATTAGACTTCGGGGAAAAGAAAACGAATGGTTCCTATGTGGATATAGCACTTCACTCAATTCAAGCGATGATATAAGAAATTTTTCAAATGTTTTTAATAATGTTACAAGAATATGGTTCGACGAATTTCAGCCAGAAAGCGGCGATTATGTCAAAGACGAGGTGAAGCGAGTTTTTTCTATTCATACATCACTGGCAAGGGGCGGTGGCTCGCAGAGTAGATATTTACCTCTTATATTAACCGGAAACTTAATTGATGCAAATAACCCATATTATGAACACTTTGGAATAAACCGCGATCTAAATATTGAAACCAATTTTTATAGAAGAAATGGCTTTGTTCTTGAACAAGGGTTTAATAAAAGTGCCGCAGATGCTCATTCAAATAGCACATTTAATCAATCTTTTTCAGAATCTGATTACAGTAAACTATTAACAAAAAAAGAATATTTAAAAGACGATAACACTATGATTTTAAAAACTCCTAATTTAAAAGGTGATTACTTATTTACTATTAAATATTATGATAAATATTTCTCAATTCGTTACTTGTATGGTCTGTCGTTTTACTATGTTAATGAAACTGCTGACTTGACATATAACTTTGCACTTGCCGCAAGAAAAGAGGACTTATCAGATGATTGTATTTTTGACGGAAATAATCGTTTTAAAAAACGAATGAAAAAAATATATCATAATAATATGGTTCGATTTTCAAGCTATAAGGCGCGAGAAGCTTTCCTTGAGTTTATCAAATAAAAAAATTACCCCGTCGAGGAAGACGAGGTAATTTAATTCATCAGAGTATGGCACTCTGCTTGTTTGGATCATGACTGTTTTAATTAGCGCACCGTGGGTAGATGTAAAAATGAATCTACAGTTACTCATATACAAACTTTTTCATGATTATAGACTGCTAACAAATAATCTTTACTTCGGATATTATCCTTTATTTGCCGTTATTTCTATTATCATGAAAAATTTGCTCTTAAGTTCTATTATAAAGTTTATTTGTTCTCACTAGTGCAATGGAATCACCCCTTCCCTTTATTTATATTTATTATATCACAATCCTAAAAATTGTCAATAAAAACCGCCGGAGTTTTAATCCGGCGGCTATATAAGGAAAAGAGGAAAGAATGGGGTTCCCCTAACCATAAGGGGCTTATTACTGGGGCGGATAGCAGGTGCTTTCTTTTGTTGCCATTGCAATAAAATCTTTCTCAAGCATTTTGTATACTGCCGAAGAAGCTTCTTTCTTTGTGCAAGAAACAATAAGAATATCTTTACTTCCTAAGATAGAAATAAGGAGCTTCTTTGCTTCTTTTTTTCCTACTACTCCGTCCAATTTACATATATCAAGCTGCCCATCCTTTACAAATCTAACTTCTGTGTTATATTCAATAATGGTTCTTGTAATATATTTTGCCATATTCTATTCTCCTTTAGTCAGCAAGACTAAGAGTAATAAACTCGCGCCCATTTTTAGATTTTAATTTATCAACTTTAACTGAGAACGGGTCAGTGTCTCCCATATCTGTGAGCGTATCAATAATATCTGATAAAGAACGCTTTACGCTTTCCGATCTGGTCGCGTATAATGCATCACAACCTGATTCATCAGGCTCAGAAATGATGAGAAGAGAATTGAACACCTCTCCGGTATTTTCATTTACAATTTCCTGTTCAATATAACCTTTAAAAGGAATGATCGTTCCCTTAGCTAACTCTTTCATAGGAATAGCATCATTTCTTGAGGTATAAGACAGAACTTTTCTTGCGGTTAAACCTTCACTTGTTTTAATTACTTTTGCACTCATGTTTTCATTCTCCTTTTTTATTTATATTTTGTAGTACCTGCAATAGAGAAGTTCTGACACCGTTTATCATTCGTAAATAAAATCCAGCGGTTTCACCCGTGACAATCTGTATTTTATTATCCGAACCCCTCTATCCGGTACATATATATCTTAGCACATTTTTATATGTTTGTCAACCCCATATATCATCCTTTTCATATATTTCATCATTTTTCAAAGAAGAAATAAGTTCTTCGTACTCATCAGTAATTGATAATTCATACGATGTTCTTTCCATTGCAATGTATGTTCCAATGTGCAAAATGTTTCCATCAATAGTGAGATCGAAGTTGTCAGTATCATTATACAGTAAACGCTTTTTCCATGCTTGCCGTTCTTCCAACGTTCCATCAGCTCCTATCATGAAATGCATGCCGACTTTAAAATTTTCAATTTTACCTAAAAGCTTTGCTCCTAGTTTTTTAGGGACTCCTGCTATTGTGATATGCAAATTGTCGTTTTCATCCTCATAAGCGTATTTCTTTGCGCCGAGAGTTGTGAATCGTTTATAAAATCCATCAAAATCCGCGATACCTAAAATTTGTAAATCTCCTTTTTTCGTGTATGCTTTAAACGATACATTACAATTTTCAGCGTATTCAATCCATTGTTTGTTGTAGCTTTCTAATAATTCTTTATACTTTTCTCCGTTCTCGATTTTAACAGAATCAGTATCAGCATAAATAAAATCTTTGTATGTTAGGTCGATCAACTCCTGTAAACGGACTCTGGCTAAAGCAGTAACCGTTACCCCCCACTGATAATTTAAAAACTTTCCACTTCTTACATCATAATACGATTCAATTTGATTCTTTGCTTCTTCTTCGGTGGGAGTTCGTAACGTCAATTCATTTAAATTCCCCGAAAAATCCGATATATCTTTTACGATTTTCTCAACCATCATGCCGAACGATGCATTTACACGGTTTTTTGACTTCATGTATTCGTACTCAGAACCCTCAATACCCTTTAGCTCTGTTTTCTTTGTATACCAACTCGCACACTCTTTTCGTATTTCATCGGGCAAATATCCTTTTGTTGTGTAGTATGCCTTTGTTATTTTCATTTTACCTGCATATTGATTCTTAATAATGGTATATTCACAACCCAAAAAACTAAATTCAAACGATTCCTTTTGTGATATCAGGCGGCCATTATCAAAAATACCTGTATTGTATGCAGATGCTGGGCATATCATTTTTGACTTTGGAATGTATGGAACGGGTGTTTTAATATTATCTTTTAACTGAACATCCTCAAAAACAGATTCAAAAATACACCAGTAATTTTTGATATAGTAATCAATTCCATCTGGTGTCTGAACAGAATTGGTGCATTCCATCAATCGTCCAGACGGAAACTGGTCTGAACATATCATTACGGCAGGATAGGACGACGCAAAATCATATGATGTTACATTAGATATTATTCTACCCACTTTATAGCGGTTAGCATGTGTATTGCCACCACGAAACGCTTTCAACAATAAGTTATACTGCTCTAGTGTTATCTTTTCTTTATCCATGTATTTTTGTCTATATGTTTTTTTCTGCTTAAATTTTGCTTCTGATTTAGCACGGTACGACCCTCCGTTGTATGTACTTCCTAAACACGCTTTTTTATATGATCGTCTGACATATCCCGTATTTGTCATTGGAATTGTTTTAAGATTGTCACCTTCTTTTTCCATTATTGACATAACAGCATGATACAAAGTGATTACATCCATTCCAGAGTAATATAGAATTTCATCCGATAATTCAGACCACGGATAGCGAATAATTTCATAGTCTATTAGCTCTTTGTCTTTCTGATATTCTACCGAGTTGTAATTTTCGCAAAACTTAGCTAATGACATATTAGACAACAGGTAACTGTCGCGAAAAATGATCGTATCAGAATTTAACTCAAATTTTGCTACTTTTCTATTCTTTACAAGGAAAACCTTAGTAAAATCTATATTTAAAATTGACTTTAAAAACTGATACTCGAAAGAAAGATTGTGTACATAGCAAACAGCTTGAATATTATGCTTTAACAAAACTCTCTCTATTTCAGAAAAAAGCATATAACACTCAGTTCGTGTCCTGCAAAAGAAAACAGTGTCGAGCAAATAAAGCTGATATAGGTAGGGAAAACCTAACATGTATTCCTTCGGGTTATGCGGATCGTTTTCTGGCATCGAAGACGTTTCAATGTCAAAAGTTAAAGGAGTGGATAACAGTGCTTTACCTTTTTTGTTTAAGAGAAGACCGTCATTATTCACTAAGTAATCTATTTTTTTCTCTATTGACTCAAAGGAATATGTATAATAAAAACCAGATAGACGACTATCTGGCACTATATCTGGTTTTCTTAAATACGGCATTCTTACACACCCCCTTGTTAATAGTTACTAAAATGGAATCCAGTTTTTATCTTTATTTTGCTCTAATGAATTTCTAATGTAGTCTGCTAGTGTTTTATCAGACTCTTGAATTTCATCGTATATATCTTTAATAGATTTATTTCTATTATCTATTTTTTGCATACCTATTGCTAAAATCAGCTGGTCACTGTCATACTTATTTTTAGATTCTACCCCTTTAGTAGTGCCTAAAAAATTAAGCATTTCAACTATTTCATCACTTGACATTCTATCAAGTTCAGGATAGTTTTCTTTTATTGTTTCTACTCTTTGCTTCTCTATTTCCACCACTCCTTCTAAGGTTGCAGATTTCCAGTTTCTGACTTTCTTTAATAACTGTATTGATTCCTCGTAGTTGCTAATTTTCCTAGATTTTAAACGATGCAATAAATTCCCTCTTTTACCAATTGCACCTGAACTGATTGTAGATTTTATATAATCTACAGTTTTCGACGTTTTTCTAGCTTTTTTAATTTCCTTTGCCCTTTCATTAAATTCTTTAACTAATGCTCTGTATTCACGCTCTAATACATCTCGCCTGCTAACTTTCCTAGCCATATAGAATCCTCCATACTAATTTTCTATTCTTTTAATTGATTGCAGAATTTTTACGTTAAAATCAAAAGTTGACTCCGCTATAATACTAACCATATTGCGCGCTTTGATGTCATAATACCCAGTAGTTGCAATAGTAATTTTATCATAGTCAATTTTCATATTTAAATCATATTCACAAGTAAAACCTAAATTTTTAAGCTTTTTAATAATATTTATTTCTACTACTCTTTTGAACAGATAATCATTTGCATAATTTGTAATTAGATTATCAATAAATTCACTTTTTGTTTGATTATTGCACTCACTTTCAAATTCAACTACACCAATATTTGTTCTTAGTAATGAAACTGTTAAACGATCTTTAAACTTTGAAATCATCTTATTTCCTCCTTTTAAATTGCCGCTCATCCTGCTAGCTAATTCAATCCCATTATTTTTAATAGTTTTTCAAGGTCTGCTACGGCTTCCTCAAGTTCTTTTTTCAAACTGCTCATAATATCTACCGTTTCGAGCACATAGCTAATAAGTGCCATGCCACCAGCATTATAAACGTCCGCAATCTGTTTCTTTCCTTCTGTCGCGCTGGTATTCGGTAACAATGTAGACAATCGGTCAATCACTTCGTAGTCCTTATCGCTTACTTGTTTTCCGATGAGGCTCTCAAATTCCTACTTCATCATAACTTTTCGTCCTCCTTTAAAAATTGCTATTTCTTTAATGCTTTAAGTATAGCACATGTGCACACCTTTGTCAACACTTTCTTTAAATTATCAATTCACCATTTATGTTATCACTAAGAACCACCCATCCTATTGACTAA